TTGCGAGTTCGAGTCTCGCCTTCGGTACCATTTGTCTTGATAGCTCAGTGGTAGAGCAAGCGGCTGTTAACCGCTAGGCCGTAGGTTCGACCCCTACTCAGGACGCAATTAATATGCTCCGTTCGTCTAATTGGTTTAGGACATTCCCCTTTCACGGGAAAGCTTACGGGTTCGAGTCCCGTACGGAGTACAAAAAACAAAACTATGAAAAAACTACTTATTATTCTACTTGTATTACTCAGTTCAACTGCGTTTGCACAAAAGCCAATGGTTGGATTTACTGTTACTGAAATTAAAGAAAGAAATCGTCTTGAATTTGGTACAATAAATTGGGAAAGATTAAATCAATCGGAGTATTGGGTTATATATACAGTCGATCCCAACTTTGATTTAATGACTATGTACTTTTTTAAGTGGGGTGGAACTGAAAACATTATGTGTACTCAAGCAACTAAATCTGATGGTATAGCAAGGGAAATGTTAACAAGAATAATAGAAACCCACCACAATTTAGGTGACAATAGTTACAAGAATAATAATGGGCTTGTTGTTCAATATAAATGGCAATCAGATATAGAAACACATCAATTTATGTATTTCAATCCTGAAGGTAAAAATATTTTTAAAAATTAAAACATATCGCGGAGTAGTAGAAGATGGTATCTCGCCAGGCTCATAACCTGGAGATCGCGGGTTCGAGTCCCGCCTCCGCTACAAAAGGGCTGTTAGTTCAGTTGGCTAGAACGTCTGATTTGCATTCAGAAGGTCATCGGTTCGACTCCGGTACGGTCCACAAAATGCTTCTTTAGCTCAGTTGGTAGAGCTGCCGCCCTGTAAGCGGATGGTCATTGGTTCGAATCCGATAAGAAGCTCAGTTGCGGCAGTAGCTCAGTTGGTAGAGCATAACCTTGCCAAGGTTAGGGTCGCTGGTTCGAATCCAGTTTGCCGCTCAATTTGCGATAATAGCTCAATTGGTAGAGCATCGTCCTTCCAAGTCGGAGGTTGCAGGTTCGAGTCCTGTTTATCGCTCAATGGTTCGTTAGTAGAGTTGGGTACAATATCGCACTGTCACTGCGAAGGTCATGGGTTCGATTCCCATACGAACCGCAATGAGTAAGAGATGCTCAGAGTCTTTAGTTCAAGACTTAAACAATGGGCTCGGTGAATTCGGACATCGTAAATGCCGTTTCTTAGGGCTAAAGGCGCCAATCACAGCTCCTCCTTCGTAGTGTGACTGTTTTAATAGGGGATGCCCTGTAGGTTTTATCAATAGGAAAAAACCAGAATGACTACTCACCCCAAATCTCAGGGTGGGGAAACATAGGGGAATATATCAATTGGTTAGATTACGTGCTTTGGGAGCACGAGGTTGTGGGTTCGAGTCCCGCTTCCCCTACAAGGCTTTTCTTTAACATATATTTATATGCAAGATGGACATAAATAAAATTTTCGGTTCGTTTACTAGCGAGGACGACAATATTGTAGCAATTGATTTTTCCGAACATCCTACTTATTTGTTAGGTATGTTCAAAAAATTAATTCTCAATCATAAAAATTTCTTTATAAAAAATCTTACTTTTCTTTTAAAATCAGATCAAGGAATTGATCAAGACGATGTTAAAAGTTTAGGAGATATGATTGTGTACAATAGAGCTTTTTCTTATATAGAAAAAATAGATTTATCTAATGCCGCCCACATCCAAGCAGTAGAAAATAATTATACCCCTCAGCTAATGGTATCGTTAGATTCTGCTATCTCATATTTTGAAAATATAGAGGAATATGAAAAATGTGCTTATATATTAAAAATTAAGAAAATTTTTGCAGAAAAAATAAAGTAAACTTGGTTTTACTTGATACTATATTTATATTCCCGCCATAAAACTATTACTATGAAAAATCGAAACATCATAATGCGAAGACTAGAAAAAGCAGAGGGTAATATCTCTAAACTATTTTTAGTACTCCAACGAGCAGGTTCTAGAGAAGAATTTGAAGCTATTCTTAAAGACACACAAGAGGTTATCCAAGATGCTAAAGCTCTATTCTTAAAGACACACAAGAGGTTATCCAAGATGCTAAAGCTTTTGTTCAACAAGAGCCTATGGAGTCGTATGAATTTTAAATTAAAATAAATAGTTATGAAACTTACCGCAGAACAAATTCAAGAAAATTGGGATTATTTTATCCAACACATCAATACATGGGTATCTTCTCCCCGTAAAGAGAAACTACTAGAATTTTACGAGCAATATAAAGATCGTTTAATCCTAATGCCAGCCGCTCATAAAAAAGAATATCACAACGCATTTCCAGGAGGTTATATTGAACACGTCAATCGTGTTGTAGATTGTGCTCTTAAACTCAACAATTTGTGGGGTGAAATGGGAGCAGATTTAACCACATATACAGTTGAAGAACTTGTATTTTCTGCTATTAATCACGATTTAGGTAAAATGGGAGACGAAACAAACGAATCCTATGTCCCCCAAACAGACCAATGGCGCAGAGATAAACTAGGCGAAGATTATATGTTTAACAACAAAGTAGCATTTGCTTCGGTTCCTGATCGCGGTTTGTATTTGCTTCAATCTCATGGTGTTCAATATTCGTTTAATGAAATGTTAGCTATTCAAACTCACGATGGTTTATACGATGAAGGTAATAAAAAATATCTTATGACGTATATACCTGAACAAAAACCACGTACTTGTCTTCCATTTGTATTGCATCAAGCAGATTTAATGGCAGCAAGAATTGAGTTTGAAAGAGAATGGTTGCCAAAATTTAAAAATTCCGTGGAGTCCCCTAAAAAGAATTTTACATTAGATACTAGCACTAAGTCCAACACTAAACCTGCTATAAACAAACAACAAAAAGCATTAAGTACACTTAAAAGTGAAGGTTTAAAAAATCTATTAGACAGTATATGATAATTTTAACAATAATTTTAGCGTTAATGGTCGTGGTCCTAGGATACACGACCTTTAACCTTCTACGCAAAAACGAAAAGCAAGAAGACATCCTTACAGGATATATGGTTTATCTAAATAAAGTTTCTAAAATTATAGATGAATCAGATAGGAAATTAAAAGAAATAGACCATCGAGGTTCATTTAAAGCGGATGATGAAATTGGTTTTTTCTTTGAGAGTGTTAAGAGTATTCAAACTATTCTTAATTCTTTTAATATAAAAAATCTATAATGGTATATTTTACTCAAGATACGGAAGATGCTATCGTTAAATACAATAACGAGCACGATCCTATTATCAAAAGCAAAATATATGAAAGAAAGATACATTATCCTTTCTTCAAATTAACCGAAAATATAGTTCATACATTTAAGTTTTACTATACCGAGGTTGAAAATATTGAAGACTTGCAACACGAAGTAATAACATTTCTTCTTTCTAAAATACATTTATTCGATCCTTCTAAAGGAGCCAAAGCATATTCTTATTTTGGAACAATAGCAAAACGCTATTTGATATTATCCAACCAGAAAAATTATAAAAAACGATTAGATACTGTTCCTGTAGAAGAAATATATGAAGATGAAGAACACTCATACGAACTAGAAGAAAACTATACAAACGATAAAATTTCAGATTTTATGGATATGTATGTAGATTTCTGTACTAAAAATATATTTAAATTATTTCCAAAAGAAGCAGATGCTCGGGTAGCTGATGCTATATTAGAATTATTTCGCAAAAGAGACCATTTAACCATTTTCAATAAGAAGGCACTTTATATTTATATTCGTGAGCAGATAGATGTTAAAACACCTAAGATCACTAAAGTAGCCAATCACCTATATAAATTATACAAATCTCATTATTTATTTTATGAAGAAAATGGTTATATGAAAGTTTGATATAACTATATTTATAATAAAATGATATGAGCCAATTTGATAAAATCGTATTCGGTAAAAAATCTTTTTCTAGTTTACTAGAAGAAATATACGAAAACCAAAAGAAAAAAGATAAACAAATATCTACACTTATCTCGGAATTAAAACCATTAATAAACGAGATAGGCGATGCTACTCTTATAGTTCCTTTAATTAAAGAATATATGGAAATAGGAGTTAAAAACGACGATTTACTTGTTAAAATGGCAGCATTAGCCCAACGAGCTATAGCTAGCCAAGCATCAGGTGACCCATTAACAATATCAGATGCTGAGAAAGAGCAATTGCTAGCCGCTATTAATAATATAAAAGAAGAATAATGAGCAGCCGTTTTGATGTTCTTTATGATGGAAATAATAATGGTTCTCAAAACTCAATCAACAATGGGAGAAATGAAGAAAGAGATTATACTTTAAATAATCTTATTATTTCTGCCAGAGTAGTAGATATTATTTTAGATGACACTAATGAGTATCTATTTAAAGAAGTAGGAGAATGGAATGGTCTAGGAACTATTTTCTATGATAGAAATCTAACAAATCCTCCAACATTTAATATTAAAAATACTGCTAAACCATTATACCCTAATCTAAAAAATTATCCTTTAATAAATGAAATTGTCTATTTAATTATACTACCAAGTAATGATATTGGTAGCATTGCAGACAATCAAACTATATACTACATAACCCCAGTTGCTTTATGGAATCATCCTCATCACAATGGATATCCTGCTGATCCTCTTAATCTACCCTCTTCACAACGAGTAGATTATACTCAAAGTTTAGGAGGAGCCGTAAGAAAAGTTACTGATCAATCTACTAATATATTTTTAGGGGATACTTTTAAAGAGGAGCCTAACATTCATCCTCTTTTACCTTTTGAAGGAGATGTAATAATGGAAGGAAGGTGGGGGAATAGTATTCGTTTTGGATCAACTGTAAAAGAAAGACCCAATAATTGGTCAACTACAGGATCAAATGGGAATCCTATAACTATTTTAAGAAATGGGCAAGGAGATAATCGTCCTGAAGGGTGGCTACCCACAGTAGAAGACATAAATAAAGATAGTTCTTCTCTTTATTTAACCTCAACCCAAAAAATCCCATTACAAGCCTCCAGCGCAAAATATGAAAGCTATATCCCCCAAGATGCACCCACAACCCCAGATGACTACTCAGGAAAACAAATACTAATAAACTCAGGCAGATTAGTATT